CTTTCTTAAAAGGAATATAGTATTATATAATTCAAAATATTTCGCATGAAGAGAAGGGATGTTCAATGATTCTTCGTGTAGATTATCTCTGTCTATCTTAGCATCTTTTTCCCACATCTCTTGAATTGCTTCAAGACTCAAACTCATAAATCCTTGCCACTAATATCAGTTATATCGTAGATAGTATACTTGAAACCTGCCTCTGCTGTAAAGTAGTTTACATCTGTATCTGTAGCATCAAATTGCAATGTTGTCAAACTATAAGGCCACAAATCTCTAAAAAGTATTTTAAAGATAGGAGTCTGACTACTTCCCAATACTGTAAGAGTAGCATCAGAATAGATATCCATTACATGAGAAGATTTTGTAGTAATATCCCTCTCTTCATTTTGGAGATCATATATTTCTTCCAAGCTTTCGGGATATCCCAATCCACGTATCCAATTTTGCAACTCCATATAATTCTTAAGATCTTCATCTACCATAAAACGAACGGTAAAATCATCAAATACAATCTTATCGCCAGGGGTAGGAATATCTTTAAGATAAGTGGGTTGAATTGCTTCTCCTAAAGTAATACCAGGAATATTGGCTGCATTACTAAAGAAAGCAACCTTAGGAGATCTATTCAATACCAGTTTAAAACCAGTTGGTGCCAGAAAATTTCTATTCTTTATCTGACGTTTATATGCATTTTCTACAGCCATTAGTTCGTGCAGGTCTCCACCTAGTATTTAGACAAAAAAAAGCACCTCCCGAAGGAAGTGCTTTGAAGTGAAAATGGAATATATCCATCTGTATCACATGAGGTTTTTAACAGCAACACGTCTGTAGTAGCGGTTGTTGTTGACGGTAAGGATTCCGTTACCGACTGTTGTTCCTTCAGCGAAGGGGTTAGCAACAAGACCATAACGGGTCTTAAAGCCAATCTTAGGCTGGAAGGTGTTTTCTCCCACTGCACGAACCATCTGAAGAGGAACGTATGGGCAGTAGAATAGACCAGCGTCATAAGGTGAGGAACCTTTGTAACCAACGACATAATACTGGTTGCCTGGAGTTGCGTTAGCAGAAGTCAGGTTAGCAGCATATGGGTCAATGTAGACACGATACTTACCTTGAAGCACACCAGCGAAGGTGTTGCCTGTGTCGTCAACATTGAGGTTAGCGTTAAGAGCAGGTGTATAATCCAGAACACCAGCCATGGTTAGAGCACTAGCAACGTCTGCAGAGCAGAGGATGATGTTGCCCTTTCCGCGACGAGTTCTTTGTGCGATTGCGTTAGCATCGCGCTCGATCTGGAATAGGAGACCTTTAAACTTCTCAACTGACCAACGTCCGTTGGAGTCGATGTCTAAGTCGAATATACCGGCTGTTGCGGTATTTTGTACAGCACCCTGTTCAGCAACTTTGTAAATGGTACGAATGACTTCCCTGTTAATTTCAGCAAGGATTTCAGTCGAAAGAATGTTGGCCAATTCGGCTTCAGCATTCAGACCATGAATTGCTTTAAGGTCCTGTGCGAGTTCTAGTGAGTACTCGGCTTTCAGTGCTCTGGAACGTGCAGTTACAGTGACTTTCTCGATAGAGAATGCCATCTGGTTGAACTGGTTGTTCGCACCATCGCCTAAGTTCTCAGAAGTACCTGTATACATTCCCTGACCTACGTCGTAGGCAGTAGATGTAGCAGTACCAACTGGGTTAAGAACAGCGGGGTTAGAACCAGACTGTGAAGTCGTACCCATACCAGACTTGATGCTGGTAAATTCTGTGGTAGCGAATGCGGAAGTCTGTCCAGAGAAAGCAGAGTCTGCTTCGTTGAAGAGTGCTTCGCTACTCTGTCCACCTGACATTCCGGTGTACTTAGAGCGCATTGCGAAGATTAGTCCAGTAGGACCACTCATTGGCTGAACGCCAGCAAGGTCATATGCAACCAAGTTAGGCATCGAACGGCGGATCAAGGAGATCAGCACAGGGTCGAAACCTGCTTGTGGTGCGGCGGCACTAGAGCCAAAACCACCTTGGCTACCTGCTGTGTTAGCATGGTTTGTTGGAACAGTTTCCATCAAGCTGAGGCCTGATCCGAACTGTTGCTCCTCTCGGAGGAATTTTTCTTGGTTTTCTAGCAGGACTGCGGTAACAGCTTTACGATGATTGTCTTTGATTGGATCAAGACCTTCATACTCTAGAAGCGGCTTCCACTTTTCCTGCAATGATTCTGATTGGAACATTGCTTTTCCTTTTAGTGTTTAGTTTGATTAATGTTAAATTCAGTTTTTAATCCGTGATAGTGTATTCAGATAAGCAGCCATTGAATTAGAATGTGTTACAACACCTTCTGCATTGTCTACTCCCTCTGAAAGGGTCTCGGATTTAGAAGATGGAGCACCTTTAGTTGGGAAATAAGATTCCTTTAGGGTTTCCAGCTTTTCACGATATGATTCTTCACTTTCAAACTCAACACTTTCAGAAAGTGAGGCGAGCTTCTCTTTCTGAGTGGCTGCTAGACCCTCAGAAACGTTCTCAAGAATCCCATTGGCAACAGACTCACCGAGTCTCTTGTTTAGTCCGATGTTCTTCTCGATTTGCTCATTGAGCTTGGTTTCCATGTCATCAAGTTTGTCTACCATATTATGGAGTACATCATATTTTTCTTCAGGGATTGATACATAATGTTCTTCAAAAAGACTCTTCATTCCTTCAAGGAACGATTCTGTCATCTCAGTCTTAAGTCCGGCTTCTACTGCAAGTGCATTCTCTTGGAACCACTCATCTGCCACATACTCAAGATAAGAATCTACACGCTCTGAAAGTTCTTCTTTTGCTTCCGCAACACCTTCAGCAAGCTTAGCGTCATATTCTGCTTGAATTTCTTCTTTGACGGCAGCAACTTTAGAGTTGATTGCTGCTTCGAAGATTGTTTTTGCTTTTGCTTTAAAATCTTCGGAAAGATCTTCGCCACCGAGGAGAGCATTAACATCTTCTTCCATGTCATACTCAGCAACTGTTTCTTCTACAGTTTCTTCTGCTTCAACAACATCCTCTTCAACTACCTCGTCGGTAACTGTAGGGGTTTCTTCTAGAGTTGCTTCCGCATCCATTTCTTCTTCCTCTGACTGTGCAATAGCACCTTTTAACTTTTGCATGGGATCTGCTTTACCAGCATTCTTGTTAACCACGTCTTTAACTTGCTTAAGCGTACCGCCAGCAGGCTTCAACTTTGCGGAGTCATTAGTAGGACTATAATTCTCAGGGGTAGGACCTCCAAGATCTTCCACTTCAGCACCTTTGATTTTACCCATAGGTTCTGCTGGAGCAGCATTGGCATTCACAGCAGTCTTTGACTGTTCCATTTCTTGTAATTTTTTACCACGAGCCATTTGATTGTTCTCCGATTTACGCTTAATTAAATCTATATTTATTTAGAAGTTTTATAAGTTTGATAAGAAATTGTTAAATAAATCCAATTTCTCCTCATCAAGTTTCTTTTGGGTAACCAAAGTGTTAATTTGCTTATAAGTCTTTTCTGCGAACTTCTCACGCAGAATGCCATTATCCCAAACCCAATCTTTTCCTTCCATAATTCCTGAAACAAATGCATCAGGAGCAGAAGGGTCAGCTACAATATCAGCAGCGGTTGCTAGCATGAAATCTTCACCAACTACACTATATCCCTCACGGGTTTGTTTTAGTGATCCAACACCACGAGAAGAAACGCCAAGTTTTACACCTTCATCTAAAAGTGAAGACGCAATTTTACCCATTGGAGTTCCAAGAATTTTTGCCTTACCGACAAAATTAGAACCACTCTCTTTTAAAGAGACAATTTTATGAGAAACACGGTCGAGATTAACGGTAGGACCGTCAGGATGACCTAGTTCTCCAAGTGCTCTTCCAGAAGTAACATGATTTTCATTGTATCGAGAAACTTCCTTACGAAGAGTTTCCATTGGATACATTCTACCATTACGGTTTTTGATGTTTCCTTGGAGGAAAACCCCTTCAATATAAAGAGATTTTTTACCGTTGCGATTTTCAACGATAAATTCTACCTGTTCGATTTCTTCCGTAATCAGTTTCATCAGCCTTCGCCTGTTATTTGAACTTGTTGGACATATAGAGCACCACCACTTGTATTACCGCCTATAATAGAAACTTTATTAGACGCAATAGCACGAGCATCACTCCAATTAGCACCGTCTGCATAACACTTACGTGTATCAGCAGCAATTGTGCAACGAGTCATAAAGTATCCTTCAGTAATTCCTCCAGTTCCTGCAGTAGTATCTACAGAAATAACTCGCTGATGTCTAGTGAATGAGGTAATACCTGCATCACCAGTACCGGTAATTGAAATATAATCTCCAACACCAAAGGGACATTGCTGTCCTTCTGGGAAAGAAACAATCGTTTCACTCGCATTAGTGGTAATTCCAATGACTCTCAGAGATGCTTTTGTCATCCCTAGAGTTAAGGAGGTGTCTTTGGCAATAAAAAGATCCTGATTATCTGCTGTAGGAGTACTTCCTACAGTAACGAATCCATCAGCATTGTATGCATGAACTCGTATAGAACTCGACTGCACCGCAAAATCTGGTGTTACCGTGGCAGTTCCTATAGTAATACCTATAGAGGTTCCAATACCAACCGTTTTATATGCCATTATAGTTCCATAAGTTCATTTACCTTTATTTAGAAAAGTTTTGCAGTAGGTTGTTCAACTTCATCTTCAACTTCGGTTTCTACCTCTGCTTCAGCTTCTACTCCATCCTCTTCTGCCTCATTATCACCAAATAAGGAATTAGCAGCAGTGGAACGATATCCATCAACTCTTTCAGCAGATTTTGCAAAAAGAATATCCTTCATTTTATCACTGATTTGAGAGGCAGAAGCATCATCCACCATCATATCCATTAATTCATCCATCTTCTAATACCATATATTGTGTATGAGTCTTTAGTATTTATACACTATTGTGTGTAAGGCTATAATCCTGAATCATTTTATATAATTCTCCCTTCAAAAAAAGCAAATAATGCTGCTCTTCAGGAGGCCTTCCAGGTGCTCCAGAGTAATTATCGAGATAAAAACAGATCATACTATAAAGCAATCTTACCTCTTTGGCATCCATTTTTAACTGGACCCACCATTCTTTATCATAACTATTCCATTTTTCCCAGTCGAATCCACCCTCTTTGACAGAATAACTATCATTTTTGAGTGGACTTCTCTCCTCTGGCATCTAAATTACTCCACCAGATGGTTTTGATTTAGTTTTATTTAATTCTAAATCTACTGTATCTGTATTGGCTTGAGTGGCAGCAGATGTTGCAGATGCATCAGGTTCCATAACTGTTGCACCAAGAGCAGGATCAGGTGGAGGTGCTGGTAATAATGCACCACTACCAGAAGGATCAAGCATCATATCAGCAGGATCTGGAATAGTTCCATCCTTAATTTCCTGATCAATTAACTTATCCTGTTCTAGAATTTCTTGGTCAGTTTGACGGAGAACTTTACGTCTTACATAATCTTGAGAGAAGTATTTTCCAACATAAGGCTCTGCAGTAGCAACCATTGCTAGTC